GAGCTTCTTGTCCAACTTGGTCGGCAGCTCGAACCAGAACTTCCCCGAGCCCGTCTCGTCGAAGGGCACGTACTTCCTGGACCTCTTCAAGTTCCTGTCGGAGGAGGCGGTGTACAACTTGTTGTAGAAGGAGTTCAGCGAGGGGGTGTTCCCCTTGTCGAACATCAGTATCTCCAACCCGAAGATCAAGGACTCCACCATGTACCTCTTCGGGATGAACCCCAACACGGACGGGAGGTAGTCCTCCTTGCACCCGATCTCTAACTCCATCTGCTCTATCAGGCTGGAGTTGTACCTGTAGTACCTCATCAACTGCTTCCTGGCCATGTACATCAAGTTCTTCACGGTCGGGATGTACACCCCGTGCTCCATGCACCTGCGGATGGACGACATCATGAACGTGACGGCCTCCTCGGGGGAGGTGAGGTCGGGCACCATGTTGGCGGTGTATATGTCCTTGACCGTCGCCCAGCACATCCTCTTGCCTATGGAGAAGAGGGAGTTGAACTCCGTGATGGTGAACTGCAACGCCGACTTCTTCCAGTTGCTGTGGATGTTGGCCAACCTGTAGGCCAAGTCCACCACCTTGATGTAGGTCTTCATGGAGTCCTCCGCCGTGTCCACCGACTCGAAGTTGAAGATCATCATCTTGGTCTTGTCGTCCGAGGAGATCAGGGTGGCCTGGCTGATCCTGGTGTTGTGGAGCTTGAGGAGGATGTCCTCGATCAGGCTGTCCACCATGTCGTCGGCGACGCAGTGGTAGATGGTGCTGAGGAAGTGGAACATGCCCTGCCCCATCCCGGAGAAGAACACGGGCGCCCCCTCGGTCTCCTCGGACATCCTCCTGAACTCCTGGACCGAGTCGATGGACTCCTCCTCGTTCTGGGGCTTCTTGAACCACTTCTCCTTCAGCAGCTCCGGGGTCAACAAGACCTTGTGGCTGAAGGACACGATGACGGTGCACATGAAGTTCTTCAACCTCTCGTCCATCTCCCAGTTGTACACGAAGTGCGCGAAGTGCTCCATGACGAAGCCCGGGGCCCACTTGGTGGCGTCCGCGTTCAAGGACCCGAACAAGCACAGCTCCCCCTTCCTCCTCATGTGGATCAACAAGTCCTTGAACGCCGTCATCTTGTCGGACTGCAGCTCCGCCTTCTTCCTGTGCTTGGTCAGCATCTCCTTCTCGTGCTTCTCGCTGAACATCTTGGAGATGGTCTCCAAGAGCTTCACCATCACCCTGAGCTTCACGGACTGGATCAAGATCTCCCTGGGGCCCCCGATCTGGGACTTCGGGAACAAGG